ATTGATAAAAGATTTGCCTAATCTGGTTATTGAATGGGAGCCGATCCCTCGAATGATTCAATTGGCCGCAAAAGAATCTAGGCAGAATGCTTTTGGTGAAGCACTTATATCACATTTATTTTTTTTGTAAAGCATCTTCCAATTCCTTTAATTTTTCAATTAGTTGCTTTTTCTTTTTTTCCTCTCTCCATGCTCTTTGCGCTATTTTCATTCTTTCTATCGATTCTGGCGTGTGCTTTGCTCCACGGCGAAACGTATTGCCTTTCTTGGCTTCTGCGTTTCTCTGTTTATGTATTAGTGATGGTTCTCCGCGTTTTACGCCTTTCCATTGCGCCGACACCATTGACTTGAATTCTTCGGATCTAATTTTTGTGCGATTGATTGCGTTTATGCGCTCTTTGATTTCATCAGGCAATTTAAAGCCAGATACTCCTTCACCGCCATCGGTTTGGTTGCATAGCTTGTAGCCTTGATCGCGTAATTGCTTAATGTAGCTTTTTTCTAAATCAAACGCTGCCTTCTCATTTGCGCAATTTGTAACTTCAATTATTATCTGGTCTTTGTATTTGTCTAATACGGATTGATGATGCGGATTGCGGCCATTTAGCTTATATGCCCGTTTCCCATGCCCTTTACCTACATACACAGGCGTTCCATCAGGCTTCTTATGGATGTAAACATAGAACTGTTTCATAGAACCTCCAAGTCAAGAGTAGTCGAGGATGCGGCTGCTAGTTGACTAGACTAGCGGAGCTTGCAATCTCCTGCCGCGAGCGAATCATAACATAAAAAAAGCCCAGAGGATTAGTCTGGGCCGAGAGGAGGAGTAAGAACCAGCATTGCACTGGCAATAACTCTATATCATAGTATTTAACGCTTGATTCTTGATTCGCGCTTAGCGCGTTCTTCAGCGTTACGCGCAGCAATAAACTCTGCTGGCGACATTTCATAGAGCGTTTTGGCTGGATTAGCGCCAGTGGTGCCTAGGGGCTTAATTGGCGTTGGCGCATTGGATGTACGTCGAGGCGCTCTGTGCATCAATTCAGCTAAACGCATACCCGCTTGGATCGTATTCATCTGAGAAATTTCATACGCTACATCGAGGTTTTTGCCCAATGCGTACGCAATCTCTGGGCCATTATCCAAACCCAGTAGCGCCTGGCGGATAGTGGGGTTCTGAGCAAGTCTGGGGTCCGAAGTGATGCCCTCGATAACTGCATCGTAATCCGCAAACTTGGCCCGTGTAGCCGCTTCAGAAGCCTCCAGCTTGGCTTGCGCCATTTTCTGCTGTTCCATTTGACTACGCTGCTCGTATTCGGCAGCAACAGCTTTTCTCGCCTCTTCAATCGCTGATACTCGTGTGTATTCCAACTGAGCCTGGATGTAGCGTGGATCATACTGTCCTCCTGCAAAGTCATTCGGATCTGGCGGTTGAATACTTGGAGCTACTGGTTCTGGTGCTTTCTGCTGAGTAGCCAACTGTTCCAGCATCTTTTCCAAGCGTTCAGCATGTCGCCTAGCCTCATGCTTATCTTTCGTTAGTTCATCGATACGCCGCTTATACCAAGGATCTTTTTGCTCCTTATCTGAATCGGCTTGAAGCGTTTCTTCTGGATTCTCATCACTAGCCAAAAGTTTTTCAGCTTCTGTTGCCTCAGATACGTTCTGATCCAAGTTCGTTGCTTCCGTGGCGCTAACTTGGCTATCAACCGCATTGTTTTCTTCGCTCATTGCTTACTCCTTTTACAATTATTAGATCGAACCTTTACATCTCATCCTGCTGTTCTGGCTTCTGTTCGCCAGTTAGAGCAGCGACATTTGGTTTGCGGGACATAGCTCCCGGCTTCGGTGTTTTCGGCTGTCTAGGCGCTTTAGGTTGCGCTGGCTGACTTCCGGTATCCATCTTCGGATTAACTTGCGGTGCGCCATTGTGGATACCTGGAGCAGCCGTTTCTTCAAGAGATTCAAACTCCATGTTCTCTTCTGGAAGCTCTTCCATACCCATGCCGAGCATCAGTTTAAGATTCTCATTGACCATAGCCTGTAGCTGCTGATCCGTAACCATGAGCTTACCTTCAACGTCGATACGCTTGGTCTGAGAATCAAACCATTGGCGCTCTGCCTCTTGAATCTTCAGCATGGCTTCATTCTGCAATCCTTGCATCTCAGCAGACATGTGTTCCATCTGTGTCGCCATTTGTTCCATCATCTGCTGTGCTTGGATGACTTGCGGATCTACTTTAGTGCCATCCGCAGTCGGCTGTAGATTCGGAGGCAACATAGCTTGCAAACGCTTACTGATCTCTTCAGCGCCAGGCCAGTCCATGTTCTTGAGCATGAGATCGCCAATCATGTTAAATAGGCTGGGATTCGCTTGAGTCAATGCAAGCATCATGTTAGCCGCTTCATCGCGTTTCGTTGCATAGCTTGGACCTGAGTCACATACAACGTCATACGTTCCGATAGTCGGATTGTAGATACTGTCAATGGCTGGATTGTCCGTATACGCACTGGCCTGTGGCATATTCGGATCAACATTGACTTGCTGCGGTACGCCATCTTCGCCAAGGATACGAATCACTCTGGCTCTATCGTATATTTTGGGAACCATATCCAGAATGATACGACCGCATTGGCGAATAGAACGGTTGAGATTGTCCTGATAATGGAAGTTGCCAGTTTCAGTTTGTTTCTGGCGTAGCATCAGTGCGCGTCCAGACGTTTCGTTAGATTCGCCGCCTAGACTTGGCTGGTAGATACCCATTGACTGCATAATGTCGTTTTCAGCCAACTGAACAGCTTGCATGATTGCGCTCGATGCCTGTGGCGGTTGCGCTCTCTGTGGTGGACCAACAGGTGTTCCAGCAATAGAGATTGGATCATATTCCAGATAAGCTAGAGATTCTTGATTAGCTCTACCCCAACGCGGGTCGGTTTCAAACTGACCAGCAACACCAATGAACGGCGCTTTAGGCGCAAGAGCAACATTCTCAGCATTCGCGCTCAGATAGTAGTTATAAAGCCTCTGAGCGTCTTTAGCGTTACGCACAAGACCAGACAAATACCGGCGACCCTGCACCCAGACTTCATGTCCTAGCACTGGAACAATCGGAATGTATTTAGTCGGGATCTCAGCCTCTTCTAAAACCGTCTGTCCTGTGACTTTGCACCACATGCACTTGCGAACGTCCGCCATGCGAGAACGGCCAGTTTCCTCGTCATAGATTTCTTCTTCAGAATGCTCAATGTAATAATACTCAGCTAAACGTACTGAATCCTTCGTGTACCAGCCCTGCATATCTCCATTGCCAGCTGCTTCCCAGTTAGTTTCTGGAACGTCTGGATATAGGCGCTTGAAATCTTCCTTTGGAATTTCTTCAGCAATAATGCACCATTCTGCATCTGAGCCATCAGGCTGTTTGCTATGCGGATCAAGATAAACCTTCATCGGATCAACAATACGATCAATAAAGATTTCCTGATCGAATGACTTGTCATCAGCCCAATCATTACGGACGCGGATGTAGCCGAGACCAGTATCGACTTGCCACTCCACCGCAGTGTCATACGCAATGGATGCGTTGCTGTTGTCCTGGATATGACGAATGATGCCCATGAGAACTTCGGCGGTCTCTTGATCTGATCCATCAGTTACGGGGCGTATACGAATGCTAGGCGTATTTTGGCGGATCTCGTTGACGACTCTATCTCTAAACTGAAGCAAGCGATTAACCGTAAGCATCGGACGCTCTTTACCAGGACGCGCTCTATCGTACTTCGCAGCTTCCGGCCATTGATCGCCAAGCCTTGCAAAGCGAATGTCATCCAGCATTTCCTGTCTGTTCTGTCCAGTCGCTTCAACACAGATATCAAAACGCTTGCGAATCGTTTCTAGTTTCTTCTGTGTTGATTCTGATTCATCGCCGCCTACGCCGAGAGAATCAAGGATTGAATCAGTATCTAAGTTCATAGTTATGCGCCCATCCAGCTGCCAGATTTGCCCGTATCATACTCTTTTCTGCGCTTAATGTTGTCATTCCTCATCTGATCTACAGACAAGCATAAGTATCTAAAAGCATCTGCCCCATGGCTTGCATCGTCATGTAATGGCCCTTGTGGTTGACCAGTAGTTGCGTTGATTGATCTTCTATACCTTTTCAAGCATTCCAATAATCTTGCTGCCTTATCTTTATCAAACCAGCATCTAGGGAAAGCTAGCCTAGCTACGCGAATGCCTCCCTCAACTTCACCGACAGGCACAATGCTTACTGTCCATCCAAGTTGCGTCATTAACTCGGACGCTGATTTTCCTGTCTTAAAATCACGCGCTACTGCATCATGTGGCATAAAAACAGT